GTCTAGCGCGCCTTGTCCAACGGCAGTATTCTCAGAGCCTGTGGTGTTCACCAACAAAGCACTTGAACCCACAGCCGTATTGTTATCCGCAGTCGTATTAGCCCCTAGTGCGTTATCTCCGACTGCCGTATTATTTGAGCCAGAGGTCACTGCATCAAGGGCAGCTTCACCAATGGCTACATTGTCTGTTCCTGTGGTTATGGCTGTGCCTAATGATCCAGAGCCTAAACCGATATTACCTGTACCGCCTGTCATATCGAGGACATCGGTTACGGCAGCGCCTGAACCTGCGCCATCAGCGACCACCATCTTGATTCCGCCATTCGGAATAACGACATTAGCGCCTGTGCCTTGAGAAATAGTGACTTGATAACCCGCGCTGTTTTGAATAATCCACGTTTTATTAACGGTGTTCGGTGCGAGAGTTACGGTGTTGGTTGCGGTGATTGATCCTGCAAGAGTAAGAGAATAGGCCCTGGCAGCATCTGAGGTGCCGTCCGCTATGGTAATGGTATGGGAAGTTCCGGTAATTGTTTCAGAACCACTGCCCCAGGCTTCCGCAATAAGCTCTAAATTCGTGTTGGTGCTTGTGCCCCAGGTTCCCGATTCATCACCTGTAGCAATTTCTTTTAATCGTAAGTCGTTTACATAAGTTGCCATTTAGATTCCTCCAATCTTTTTTGATTATAGCTTGTATATGTTCTGTTTTCCAATATCTATGCCACTTCCTTCCAATCAGCATCTTGAGCATCATCAATTGCCGACCAATTTGGTGTTTGAGAATCATCAATTACAGCCCATTCAGCGTCTTGTCCTGGAATAATCTCGCTCCAAAGCAATAATTGACTAATATGCCCTGTTCCGTACACACCAGTAACGGCTATCGTTACCTGAGTCGTTATCGTTAAATCACCAAGAGCACTTGTCCCTGCTAGGCCTGTTAATGAAATAACATTATTAGTTACTAGACTTATTGTGCCTAACGATGTTGTCCCCGCTAATCCAGTCGGATAAACATTAGCATCACAAGTAACGGTTTCGTCACCTTGCGAAACGGTGGAAGCGGTACCACTAACACCAACAAGCGCGACACCGTTAGCAATAACTGTACCAACCGCGCCTGTTGCTGCCAGGCCGGTTTCGCTAACATTGGCATCAGCACTAACACTTTCAGTGCCTAAAGCAGTGGTTCCAGCAAGTCCTGTAACCGAAAGATTAGCAACACCAGTAACCGTAAGGGAACTTACCGCACCAGTAGCCGCTACTCCTGTTTCTGCAACATTTGCATCACAGGTAATGGTTAAAGAACTTACAGCACCGGTTCCCGCTAAACCAGTCAGTTCAACAGGTACTGGATTACCCCAAGTGCCAGAGTTCCAGGTACTCCGACCCCAGCCAGTGATATTAGCCATTGGCTAACTCTACGCTATTCTAATAACAGCGTTACTTGCGTCTGCGGTTGGGAAAGATATGGTAAAACTACCTGCTGTGCTGGTTTTATCGCCACCGAAATCAAAAACTGCAACTGCTGGATCACCAGTAGCTGTGTCGTTGAAAATCATGCAGCCTCTTGCCGTAATTGTGCAAGTACCAAAAGTCAAGTCAGCAAAATCAGTGAACGCAGTTGTTCCCGATGTAGTCGGGTCGATTCTGGTTAAACTTCCACCTTTAGCGGTGTAGTTTGTTCCTGTTGCCTCTTGGCTAGTGGAATAAGCTGTGGTAGCAGCACTCATAGTAGCTGAACTGGTATACAAGGCTAACTTGAAGGTGTCGCCTCCAGAAAGTAAAAAATCGTGCTTTGCTTCTAAGAGTTCTTTCTTAAAAGAAGTACACATTGCCTGTGTTATAGCCATTATAGCCTCCTAATAATTTCCGCAAGGTCCTTATGGCCTTGCTGTTCTAATTGATTACCTATTGTACACATATGGTTTTTTATCGCCTCTTGCATATAATAAACAATAACCTGATGACACAAATTTTTAAAAGCATGTGCCTGTGCTTTAATTGAACCAGGAGCAGTATCTGCAACTGAAACTAATTTATTGGTCGCCATTTCAGCGATTTCTTCTACTGTATGACCTCTACCATGTGTTGTCTTTACAGATAAATCACCTATAGAAATTGTAAACGAATCTGTTTCCATTTCAATATTTCTTGCTTTTGTTAGATTTTTTAGAGGATTTCTTCTTCGTGTCATAATCGCCACGAGAAGTTTTAGTTTCTCCTCTCATGTATCTTTTTCGCTCTGTTGCACCTGGCATTTTCTCTCCTTAATATCGGCTTGGTTCAGGGGGCGTAAGACCGTTTGTTTTTTTAATTCTTATAGGGTCTTGCCTACCAGAAACGCCAACAAGTTTTTCGTTTTCTTTTTCTATATTAGAAAAATTAGTTGTTTTCAAATCTCCATTCTTTAAGTAAACCACGGGTGGATCTTCCAACCTATGGTATCCGTAAAGCTTTTCCTTTGAGGATATATTAGTATCTAACATAGGAGAATTTGCCGCAATGGAAACATCAATTCCTTTGGCCATGCATTTAGCCAGCCAAAATTCACAACAACCTCTTCCTAGTTCTCCAAAATAAATATTAGTGCTATAACTAAAGTCAGCGCCATACATACTGATTTTGCCTACTTCATTAAAAGCCGCAAAGGCAATAGCATAGGCAATCGTATTGTTCAAATAGCCACAACCTGTCTTTTCTACCACCTCGTCCAAAGGGAACATTTCAACGGCTGGCGCCCTATTGTCGAGTTCACAAGAATAAATCGGGATTTCTAACCTTGGAAGCGTTTTTCTCATTACCTGGGTTTGTGGTCCCGCATCAAATGTATCAAAGAAACGTGAAGCCGGGTCCATCATAAACACGCGATCACATTTAACAACCGCACACATGGAATTAATCGCCCAGACCTCGTCGTATTCCTTGCTGTGGCTAATCGACATGTGATAATCGAGCTGGCTTTTGCCCATCGCAACAATAGCAATATTTTTGCCTTTCAGTTCTTTAATCATCGCACTGCCCTGGTTTTGTCATAACGCATTTCTTCTTTGGTGTTTTTGCCTTCTGCCCAAATTTTAAATTGCATCATTTCTTTGTCATAATTTTGTTTATAAGTACCAATTTCTGTTTGCTCTAGTTTCATAAACAAGGCCGCTTGTAACAAAGAACCTGCCAATAACACATTGGGCGCATTGGTTGATAAATAAGTGGTGCCGTCGGAAGCGCCGGCAGTTAAAGATGTTGGTCTATAAAAATAATGCAATTCAAAAGTATAATTGTCATCCGGGGTAGGCGCTAAAATAAATGAATCATCATCAAACTCTCCGTAGTATACAGGAGCACCAGTGGTTGAAGCATTGGGTGTATAGTCTCTAATAAAAGACGGGTGTTTTAATAACAAATAAGTATAAACACTTGAGTTAATTACCGCTAAACTAAACGGCGCTAAAAAATCGCTGGGCATTGATAAATAAGCGTTTCCGGAAGCCGCTGTTCCCGTCACGTTTTTTCTAAAATAGTTAAGTTCAACATTTTTTAAAATGTCTTCTTCGGTTACTTTTATAAAATTATCCAAGTTATTGGTAAATGTCGTTTCGTCATTTTCCATGTAATCCTGGACAGCTGTCTTTAATGTCGCATAAGTAAAAGCCATTATGAGCCTCCTGCTGTTATAGTACCAATTTCTCCAGTTGCTTCAAGACCCTCAAATTCACTACCAATAGGATCATCGGTAGTGGTCATGCCACCGGTGCCTAAATAAACCCCTTTAGAATCAAACTCTGAAATCTTGTTGGTAGTAACTACCCCCAAACCTGCCGTTTGAGTAACAGTATCCGGTCTTGGGTCATAAAGAGCTTGTGGATCAGCAACATGAGGTAGTGGATCAAGCAGTGCGCTTTTAGGTTCAAAACATTCCGGGCATGTTTTTAAATTATTCCATTCCTTGTGTAATTCACTTAACAGATATTTAAAACCGCATCGGTCACAAATTCCGTATGCATATTTGCCGGCAGCATAAGTCATCCCTAGTAACCATAAGAGCGCATGTTCGGTTTTACCATCAATGACGCGCGACTTTCATCTTGAGCCAACGCTCTAGCAAACTCATCTTCGTACATCATTTTTAATGAATCCATTCTTTCTGGCGCTCTTTTTTGAGAAAGATAATAAGCTAACCCCGCAACCAAACAAGGATAAAATCGAAAAGGAACCTGAACATCATTAACAGAAGTATCAGCGTCTTCTATCCTTAAAATCTGATTCATTTTAATAATATCGGTGCTGTTCTCTGGCGCTGGCCAAACATATATTTTAGGCGTTTCCTGTTTGTCTATAAAATACTGAGTAGGTCTAGCTTTGGTGGCTTTGCTCGGAATGTTCCAATACTCAGAACGTCCTATTTGACTCATTTGATAATCCGTAACCACACTGTTTTTAGTGCGTCTAAGAACCACATCCAAAACATCCACTACATAAGCATTTAAACTATAAGAATCGGTGCCTTCAGTTAATGTTTGACTAACATTGCTAATGGTCCATTGGTTTAGACCTCTGTTTGCCCAATCTGCAAAAAGAATATTTAACGAACGGCGGGCTGTTCTTGCGTCATAAGCAGTACGCATTTCCAGCCCACATCGTTCGTAAGCTTCTTCGATCCATTCAGCAACATTAGGCTGAAAGTCTCTTGATCCAGAAGTAGCCATTCTTATTAGTAGTTCTTAATGAACTCACACCAAACGGTGTATTCGTTCCCGGCATCAGATGTTGAGGGAATAACTAAAAGAACATCACCCGAATAACCAGTTGCTGCTGTGTTTGTTAGACCTCCAAAATCACTAAAATCAAACGAATTGTCGTAAGACAATGTTAGAAAAGTAACGTCAGTGTCTGCATCCCAATCAAGGGAGGCCGGAGCATCTGGAGCGCCGCTGCATGTGTACCATATCTTATTTAAAGTAACGGTTGAACAAGCAGTTCCGTCTGGGCTTGTGTTTAGTCCTGAAACATCAGCTAAAGTTGTGCTACTCGCACTACCGTCTGAATAAACAGAACAATAAACAATGAGCTTTTTCTGTCCATCAAATTGCTTAGTGGGACCTGTGACTGTATTAGCCATAATCTACCCCCTATTAAGCGTCAGCAAATGGTGTTACTAAAGTTCCTGAACCAAGTAGCTGTGCTGCAACATGGTATTTAGCGCTGGCTATTGCAGT